AGGCGACAGGATTAGCGCAAGGTTGGACACCAAGTTGTCTTGCGCCAGATTCTCTAATCCGAGTAGCCAACGGATTCATTAAGCCAATATCTAGCGTTACCACGGACGACGTAGTAATCACACACACAGGGAAAATCGTCAAAGTAAAGGCGGCATTCAAGACCAAACGCGAGCCTGATGCGGCACGTTCGATCAAATTATGGGGTAACTATAGTCGATTGAAATGCACTCCAGAGCATCTCATTTGCACCACAGAAGGGTGGGTGGAAGCCGCAGAGATAAGCGTAGGAGATTACGTCGTCCATCCCATACGCAAAATCTCTGACGAAATAAAATCATTTGAAACCTATCTTTACAGGCGCGGGAAAATCCGAGAAGACAAGAAGGTACATTTCAGCGTCAACCTTACATCTGAACTGGGTTATCTGTGTGGATTTTATCTAGCCGAAGGCACATGCCACGGAACAAACACCGCAAAAAAGAGATACCTGTCCGAGGTTACGTTTAGTATTCACGCTAACGAAATGGAAGATAGAGAGAGGCGTATCCGCGAGTACTTCGGAGATGAACAAAATATAAATTCTAAGAGGAAGAAAGGAAATGGGGCAAGCATTACCATAAGCTGCGCATGGTTCGCCAGATGGATAGCAGAAAACTTTGGCAGGACAGATAAAAAGACAATACCTGATTGGGCATGGAGTGCAGGGGAAGAGTTTTGTCTTGGTCTTGTGAACGGATATTTAGAAGGAGACGGTTCAACCTGCGAAGATCGGAATATCGTTGTAGCTCCTTCGATTTGTCAACAACTAATTCTCCAAATGAGAGATTTGGTAGCATCGTTAGGCTTTGGTTGGTCGTCTGTATACTTTGTTCCGAAGAATAAGTACGATTACGATGAATCCGTCCGAAAAGATTCATGGATACTAGCACTTACTGGTTTGACTGCATACCGCTATCGCTCCATGTTCGGATACTTCACTCAACCTCTACGTAACGGGGAGGCACGTCACTGGCGCTACAGTACAGCAGGGGAGAGTGTGGAGATAATGGTTGAGTCGGCATTGGATGATTATGCCGATGAGTTCTGGGATATTGAAGTAGAAGATGAAGATCACTCGTTTACTACGGATCAGTGTGCAGTTCATAACTGTATCCATCTTTCAGAGTTGGCAGACATCCCCGATCCTACGAAGACGATTGAAGAAGGTCTATTCCGCGCCGCTCACTCATCTAAGAATCTGTTCATGGTTCTGGAGGGAACTGGTGGAGGAAATACAGGATGGCTTGCCGACACATGGCGTGCAGCAAAAGAAGACTGGCCAAAAGGACAGTCTAGGCTATGCCCTGTATTTATTCCATGGCCGATGTGTCCTGAGATTTATCCGCAGCCAGACTGGATTAGAAAATTTCCGATTGAGAATAGCTGGCGTCCAAGTGATGTAACGCTCAAACACGTCCGGCGCTGCGAGTCGTATATTCGCAACACACCATATCTGTCGAGAGTGGCTGGAATAAACTACAGGATGCCTATCGAGCAGCAATGGTTTTGGGAGTTCAACTACAACCAAGCGTGCAAGAACCACACTCAGAGAACATGGGCATCGCAAATGCCAGCGGACGACTTTGAATCTCTCACAGGTAAACATGATCCAATCTTCGAGCAAGAAGTAATAGACGAAGTTGAGGATAACATTTACGAAATAAAAGGAGACAGGAGACAAAGGAAACAGGAAGTACAAGAATATGCGGTGATAGGACATGACATTGACGAGGTATTCTACCCAGACCCATCGACAATAGATGGCACTAAGCAATCCATTACTGTCAAGTGGACTTCTCATAGAGGACAGCGTTACGAGTGGGAGATGATTCCTCTCATTCCCATGGATGAAGAGGTAGAGAGAAACACAATGGACCGTGTTCTGATCTACGAGGAACCGCAAAAGGGACAATACTATTCCTGCGGTATTGATACCGCCGATGGATTAGGAAAAGAGGATGAGGATAGAACAGTATTGTCTGTGGCAAATAATAGATACCAAGGAGAAGCCGATAAGCAGGTAGCTGAGTTCACATCGAACAAGGTTAACGCGGCTCAGGTAGTGGCATTTGCGGCCTGTTTAGGGGCATACTACGGACCTTATTGCCCAGATACAAGAGGAATGAAATATGTAATTGAACAGATCGGCAGGCCGGGAGAAACGTGCCAACACCAATTGAAGATGATGGGGTTCAATTATCACCACAAACCAAAGAGATACGACAACAAGAAAATCAAATCGGAAACAGGAAGCCATGAAGGATGGTGGTCTAGTTCATGGTCTGTACCTATCCTCATGACGCGCTTTGTTGAGGCTGTGAACGGAGGTTGGTACGTTCCATATTCAAAGTGGTTGATTGAGGAACTGAAGACTCTTGAGCGCCATGCGACTAGTGGAAAGTCAAAGATGGAGCATCGCGCAGGGCAGCATGATGATAGGGTGAGAGCGGCGGCACAATCATATTTCACTGCTCACGATATGGATATTCTCACGGAACGAGCGAAAAGGCGTTATGATGTACCAGTGAAGAAGAAAATAGACCCGGACAAGGGAAGATGCATGTCGAACACATTTTCAGTGGGAGAGTGGTGAGAGGGAGAGGAAAATGGGAATAATCAAGTGGTGGAATGACCGCAGGAACAAGTCTGCGGTTGAGGAAGTCATGCCTTGCTCGGTAGAATACAATCAACTTGCAGAAGAAATCAGGAAACTAAATCCAAACAAGCAAGCGAAGGGAGAGCTTGTACTTCCTGCCGGATGGGAAAAAGTTGAAGTCAAAGTGTTTGACAATGATACAGATCGTGTTGAGCATTACAAAGCCAGCGGCGGAGAAATCGTAGACCTGTCCAACAAGCCTCGTCTTGAGAACGATGGTTTTCCCCCAGATCGGGAACTTATGACTCCATTCAATGAAGCGCATCTTGGGACGAAGGCTGGATTGGCTAGTATGGTGGGGAGGAAGAGATGAGCGACAGCGTAATCGAGCGAGGTCTACCTATACCAGAGTCGAAGAGAAAAACAATTGAAATGGAATATCCAGAAATTCTTTTGCTTGAGGTTGGTGACTCGTTTGTGGCGAAGGAACCGTGTGGTGGATTTCATATTTCTGTGGCTTTATTCGGCATAAACAACAAACAAATGCATGAAGTTTGTAAGGTTGACGGTGAGGATAGTTATAGAGTTTGGAGAGTAAGATGAAGTTCCTTAAACTCACAAAGCGCGAGAACGAGTACGAACGCTGCCTAGCTCTCTGGACGCCGTGGGTAACGGTCGTGTGGGACTTTGGAAGTGTGCAGTGCAGGGGAACGGATGAATTTGAACTAGTCATCAAGTATCGCGCTTGGGGACCGATCTTCTACTGGGGCAATCGGGACATTGAAAAACTAGGAGAACGATCCAAGTTCGACAAATTCCAGTGGACAAAGATTCAACCTCGTTACGCCGAACTCAGGAAGCGCAGGATAGATGAGAGAGATTATTATGAGCGCAAGGAACAGGATGTAAGGCTAGGAAAGCGGAAGAATCCTGCGGACATGACATATCCTGAGCGCCATGAGGCAACGATGGAAGCCGTCAGGAAGATGAAATTCTCAGACAACTTCATGCATTTAATGACCACCCCTGTTGCTAAACTGGCATTGGAGCGTGGGGAAGTAGTCGAGGATATTGACTTCGACGGGACACATACGGGGAAGTTTTTAACGCAGGAGTGGTTTGATAAGGACAAAAAGGAATACGTTCCTGTCGGCCTTCCGAATGGTGGTATATTGGGCTTTAAGCGGTCGGAGACAGGCGAAGGATACGCACCGATTAGCGTACCTGGTGCGGAGTTGAGGAAGGTCGAAAGCGGTCAAGTGGACAGGCCACAGTTGGGAGAGGGACAATGAACAGAAGGTCATTCTTTAAGTTCTTAGGAATCGGTGCTGCTACGGCTGTGGTAGCTCCGAAGATGTTGGCTGAGAAAACGCATGAAGTGTATCCAGAGTCAAATGGTGGGCAAATAACCCTCAAGATGCTTCAGGATGCGTATGGACAGACACTCCTTAATTTTCCAAAAGCACAATATATGTATGTTCGCCTTGCCCCTACCAGTCTCCCAGTATCAGCGGGAGACATCGTATACTACAAACAGGATAAGCGTTGGGGAACTCTGGCGTATAGGCGCAAAAAACTTACATTATCGCAGCCGATGGGCTATGGGATTGGTACTCTTACTCCGGGGTACTACGGATTCATTCAAATATCCGCACGAGACTGTTCGTATACAATACAAGATTGGGAATGGGAGCCGACAAGAAAGGCTTTAATTCAATGAGCGCACAGGACGAAATAATCATCTATCCCGATATGGCTATTCCGCAGGAAGCATTTGACTTCCTTGACTACATCAACAAATTAAGCGTTACGCAGTTGGGACTTGCGGATATAAAAATTCTCAATCCAAGAGCAAAGACAGCATCGGGTGCTTGCGCGGAACATACGGACTCAATGGACAAGATTTCCGATCAGATCAGGAAAAGGATGGAACTACATGTCTCCCGTCGATAGAATATCCACATTACAAGCCGAACTTGCCGCGCTCAAGAAAGAGCGCAAAGAACAGGTTATTGCCGCCAAGAAAGAGAAGACTTGGGTAAGCGTCAAGAAGCGTTTTCCTGAAAAAGAAGATCAGCGCGTTATCGTATGGCGCGAGGACCATATTGAACTTTGTTGGTTCTCAAAATCAAAATGGTTTGTCTACAACGGAACCTATTTCCTCCAAGACAAGGACGTAATAGACGGCGTTTCCCATTGGCAAGGAACCGACTGGCTGACCTCCAGATATTGTCCTCCTTACGGACCAGGAATCAAAAACTTTCTTCTTTACCATTGGTACAACCTGACCGATAAAGCCTCTGACGTAGCCCACGATCTTCGGCCTAAAGGGTGGACGAAGACGGCACAGTTGAGCAAAAAGGTTACGTTTTACAAGGACGCATCAGGAAAGATCATGAGCGGTATGCCTGAGAATCTTCCTGCGCCGCGAGGATACGAAAAGATTATTTGCAATTCCGCACATGAAGCGGAGAGGTTGTCGGAACTTCAAAGGCGACAGGAAAGGGTTGAGCATCGACGCCAGCAGGAACAAAGAGGGGCGATTGAAGCCGAGTTCATCGGCCAGATCAGGAGCGACCGTAGGACTTTGATGGCAAACGCTCGTGACAACAAAAACCGAGATTTTCTGCGCAGGGCTGAGGAAATGAGCGCAAACCGTTACGATCCAACAGCTTACGAACGAGAAAGCTATTTACATGCCGAAGCCTACGAAAGTCGGCGTTAACGGAAAGATATGAAGCAAAAAGAAAAAGTTGTAGACGATTGGAACGATTTGCTTTATGATGCGTTTAGCCACGTCTGAGGATGCGGCTCGTACCGGGAGGAAAGCGATGCGGTGTGTACCTTAGTGTAGAGACTCCCGTTAAAAATCAGACAGAAACCGTGCGCTGGCGCGTTCCCGACTGGGAAGCATCCGATTCTGAGAAGATCGCTTGGGTTGACTCGCAAGTAGAAGAGGCTGAAGGTTGGCTTGAAGGTCAGCCGTCCTATAAAAATCTAAATGCTAATCTGCGTGTTTTCGATGGAATTTTCAAAGATAAAACTCGGTCATCGTTGATAACAAACGAGTTACGATATAACATAAATAAATTTTGCACGACTATGGCTGAGGTCCGTGAAATTGCCGGATTCAGTTCCGATGTACCGAATTACAAAAAAATGGCAGAAATGCTTACAGGGGTAAGCAAAGCGGTTTATTTAGAAAGCGATTTTCCCCTCCAAATTTTGAAAGTTCTTCAATATGCCGTTGTGTTTGGCTGCGGCTACTTGTGGGCAAAGGTTCGCGGCTCTCAATATAATTTCGGCCCACGGGAGATGATCTTTGATGCGCTAGGACTCCTAGATGTAATGCCTACGCAGGTTCCGTCAAAGACTAATGATGTTCAAGATGCCTATTCCGTAACGGTTTACGATTACATGCCTATTGCCGAGGCGTGTGCAAGGTTTCCTCTATTCCAAGGAAAACTTCAAACAGTAGGACGTTCAAACTACAAATCTCTGATTCAGGCGCAGCGGCAGGATTTTGCTGCAACATGGCGTTATGGGCAAGTGGGCGAGACGCAGAGCAGGAGTTTTGGAAACCTCTACACAGAGATAAGGTACACATTCGTTAGGGACATACGGATAAATACAACTGGCTTGGAAATGAAGATGGGGGACGAGGGAACGTCCTGGTTTTATAAAGTACCGGCGCTAGGACAGGAAATCTTTGGAGGGATGAAGAATGGCCAACCTTACTATCGCCCTGCAATGGTGGAGGATTGCCGCATCTACCCTAACCTTCGGCTCATCATTACGTCTTCAGGACTCGACCAAGTTATGTACGACGGTACTTCTTTCGACTGGGACCCGGAAATTCCAATAATCCAATACACAGTAGACGATGTGGCGTGGGAGCCGTCAGGAAGATCGTTAGTAGGGGATGTAGCGTCAATCCAGACAACGATTAGGAAGCATGAGCGCAAGGTCGATCAGACCATGACGGCCAAAAAGAATCCTCCAATGGGATACGATTTGGATACCAACGGGGGAGCAAAGATTGAACACTTCGATATATTTGAGGAAGATGTTCGTCTAGGACTAGCAGGCGGTCAGGAGCCAACAAAGGCATTTCAATCCCTGCTTCCTGATACGGTCACGGTAGATAATATAGACTTCACTTGGCTGAAATACCTTTCAGAAAAACTCCTAGCGCAATTAGGATTAAACGATGTTGGCAACTTGGCGAACATGAAGTTGAATATCGCCAACGACACAGCGGACAAGGAAGTAGGGGCTATCGGTCCTATCGCCAGAGGAATTGCGATGAGGATTGAGAAGGCGAACAAAAAGCTGGGCGAGAGGATGAAGTACCTTATTCCTCAGTGGTTTGACGCTGCTAGACTGATAGAGTACGTTGGACCGGACGGCATAGCCAAGGAGATGTTCGATCTCAATCCTGACGACATGGTTCCAAGCCATTTGCCTGACGAGTTCATAAACGGAAATATGTATCCCACCACGCCGTCAATGTATGACAGGCTGACGAGGGCAAAGTATTTCGTTAGGAAACTGCGGCTGATTTCGGTGCCGAGTACGCTGTTGAAGATCACACAGATGCAGAGGCAAATGCTATTGTTGCAACTCAAGAGAGGCGGAGCGCCGCTTCCGTGGAGCTTTATCATGGAGAATCTTGAGATTGATAATTGGGGTAAGAACGAAGGCAATACACTCAAAGACAAGTTCTTTAGTGAGCAGGTTGATTTGCAGGTTATGGAGATTGTTGCCAAAGCCAAGGCAATGATGAAGTTGAAAGAAATGGGCATTGATCCTTCGGTTCTTGAAGGCGGTCAGGATAAAGGAAAAGGCGGCGGTGGAGGTGGCGGAGGGAAAGCTCCGGGAGGACAACACGCAGGTGGACGCCCCAGCAGTGGACAGAAGCCACCTCGTCTGGCGCAAAAAGGTGCGGCAGGTGGAACGCCCAGGACCGTGGTGAAGGAATCCTGATAACTGTAAGAAAACAAACAACATAAGGAGAGGGAATGGCAATAAAAGTTAAGGTGCAGAGAGATTATCTCTTGACAGAATTTTCCGTAGAGGCGAGCGCATCAGAACTGGACGATGTTTTGAAGTCGATAAAGACTAGCGGAAAATCAATCACGCTTTACAACAATGGAGCGGTGCAGGGGATAAATGTGGAGCAAAAGACGAAGTTGACAGAGGCTCAGTCTGTTCAAATCCGCGAACTCATTAACATCGGAGACAAGATTCTATAGTTCGTCAAAGAGAGTGATATAACTTTATGGCGGCGAATATCGAATCGTCGCCATCTAGTTTGGCATAATTAGCAGCATTTGAAATGATTCTAATGTTTCCTTTTACATATCCCATCTTTGGTATTATTCGATC